TTGGAATGTATTACCCTTCCCCTTGCGCTCCCATGCGGTTTTTCTTATCGGTCTGACGCACCCCGGCTTGTCAATAATCTCCTGCAACGTGGCACCCGTTCGGCTCATTCGGTCGGCATTCTTTACTTGCTCTACATCAAGCCATTCCCAAAAGGCGAGCGGATACTTGCGGTTCTTACAGTATTTCGCATAGTCCGGCCATCGCGGATGATCGCTCGCCCCGACCTCGGCCGGCGGGGCAAAAATCGACGGGGTGCGGCTGGCGTTCATGGAATGAGCCTCTTGCGCGGAGAGTCGAAACGACTCCATCATATTTCAGCCTTCCCGCCTAAAGGAAGCCCTATGATGTTCTATCCGATTGGTCCTGGTGGCGCGGCTGTTGCGCCGGAAACACGCTATCAGCGCGTCGCTCGCGAACAGCAGGAGCGCCGTGAAGCGCGGCTGAAAACGGAGCGCGAGCGCTCGCGCAAACGTGGCCTGGTCAAGCGCCGGCATACCGAGACATACGAGGATCGCTTAGACGATCTTGGCTTGAGTGTCGATCGATGATCCCCTGCATCCTCCCGGACCCGACGCCGCTGATCGTCGGCACGCTCTGCTTCTTCCTGGCCGGTGTGGTTTCCGGCATTTGGATCGGCTTCAAGCTGTGGCGCGTGACGTACGTTGCTCCGCATGAAATCCTGATGGGCGGGCGCGATCCGAAAGTGCATCGCCTGTTCGGGCGACGACGCCGGCCGTTTTGACGCTGCTTGACAGAGCGCCGTACGCTGGCGCTCAAATGAAAACCGGCGCCTCCTATGGCGGGGAGCGGCGCCGGTTTCCCTTACCCCCGCCGAGGCAGGAGCGATCATCGTGAAATCAGATAATCCACAAAACGGCGCAGCGCAAGACCCTTCGAGCGAGTATGTGTCCGAATCGGGCGCCGAGAACATGGTGGCCGACCAGCGCATCTACCGCAAGACGCTGACGATGGCGACGATCGAGGCGTTGCCACAACGGTGCATTGTCGCCAAAAAAATCATCCCGCTATGCCGTTGGGGCGGACTTGTGCGGGGAACCGTGCAGGAATGGAAAGCCGAGGACGCCAACAAGCCGATGAGCGAGCGCGAAATATTCACCGGCCTTGTCGGTGAGTTTGAAGCGGACGTTTTTTCGGATGATGGCGAGGTGTTCACCTTTTACGGCGGACAAACCTATCTCCCGAAAGGCTTTCACGAAGCGGTGCTGTCACAATTCCAAAGCGTTTGTGACGCAGCCCTTAAAGAGAAGAGCGCTATATCGCCGACGACACGGTTCAATCTTGAATTCGCTGCGGAGCCGACCGGGAAAGGCGTCGGCTATCGGTATCTTGCTCGAAACATGGACCCGGTTCTGCGCCGCACGGATGAGCTTGAGCTGATGCGCGTGCGAGCCCGTCTGGCCCGCCAGCATGCAGACCTGCCGTCGCTCGAGGGGCCGCGTCGGGGGCAGCCGCTACTCGAACAGTCCCGCTAGGGCAATCCCGCCCGTCCAATGTAGCGGGATTGGGCGCAGCGTCACGGATGGCTTCGCACCCGGGAGCCCGTCACCCCTAGTCAGGCTGACAAACCTCCCTACCGTGACGCTGCGCCGCTCTCATGGCGCGACAGCGCGACTACAAGGCCGAATATGCGGCACGCGTCAAAAACGCGCCCAGGGGCTCCTACGCACGCCAAGTCGCGCGGGGGCATCGGGAACCGCCGGGGCAGGAACACCGTGTCAGAGCGGCTCGAGCACGCGCCGCAGGACGGCTTACGGAGCCTGAGCTCGCTTTCCTTCGCAAGCAGCAGGCGAAAGACCCGGGCATGTGGCTGTCGCCGGGGACGCCGGGCAGCATCAACATCCCCGATCTACCTCGCCAGCGTCGCGCGCAAGCGCTTTTCGAGGCGATGAGTCCAGCCGAGAGGGCGCGGATCATGGATATGCAACGCAGGATGCATCGGCGTTACCGGGCGCAGCACGGCAAGCCGGCCCCGGCGCATTTTGCCGGGCCGCGCGGCAGCTATCGCGACGAAGATTTTTACGATGAGGCTGACGACGAGCACGACACGGATATTGCGCTGCTGTTGTTCTATCATTCGCCATAGGAGAGAAAAATGGCCGCATGTATCATCCTGGCGCGACTTCCGACAAATCCTCTCGAAATAGGAACAATCGTTGAAACCCGTCCCGGCAATAGGATTGTAACAATTATATATCCTGATCGCTCGGATGCCGAGATGTACATTAAGACTGTTCGCGCGCGCCGTAACGATATCAAGTTTCAAATTGTCGAGTTGGAGATTTAGATATGATTTGCTATCTAATGATCCCCTTCAATAGCAAGGAAGACGCCGACCTTGCCGCGCAGCAGATAGAGCGTGCCCTCAACTATAGCTCGGAGCCGATCATATGCCATCAGCGGAACGTCGATACGTTTCTGTCGTCGCACAACAGCGGCAACGTCGTAAGAGAGGGCAAAAAATACGAACCGTATCCGCCGAACAGCCGCGACAGCTTGCCGCCGCTGTACGAGGAAGAAGAGGACGACATGGATACTCGCCCCGAAAGTTGAAGCCGTTTATCGGTGTTGACGGTGAGGGGGGCGGAACCGATGAATTGGGGAGACAGAATTTCCTACTTCTTGCTGCTGGCGATGCTGAGCTTTTTAATAACAACCGCCCTCTCAGCACTGTTGAATGTTTGGAATTCCTGCTCGCATTGCCACGCGACGCTATTTTAGTCGGCTATTTCTTCACGTATGACGCAACACAAATTCTTCGTGATCTGCCTGTCGAGCGGTTGAAGCATCTGTTGCGTGAAAAGGATAAGGACGATGAGCCTGTGCGCGGGGGAGGGAACGGAGAGAAGCAAAAGCGGCGAACGCATTACACCTATTGGGGAAACTATGCAGTCGCTTTTGTACCCCGGCAATATTTTCGCGTCGCTCGTGCCAACGGCAGAGGAATGGGCGTGCTACCTGGCTCATCTAGAACTATCAATGAAGTTGGCGGCTTCTTTCAAAAAAGCTTCGTCGAAGCAATCAAAAACTGGAACGTCGGTGACGCGGCGACGGTCGAAATGATCGCGGCCAACAAGGAACGTCGCTCCGGTTTTACACAGGTCGATACAGAGATTCGGCGCTACTGCACTGCCGAATGTGCCCTCTTGGCCGAACTTATGCACAAGCTGCGCGAGGTGGCGCTAGACGCTGGGATCGCGCCGCGATCGTGGCGCGGCGCGGGCTGGCTTGCCGCCAAGCTGCACGAGGTTCACGCCACGCCGAAGCGGAAGGAATTATCGTCACGCCCGCCCGAGCTTGCTGCCGCCGCGATTCGCGCCTACTATGGCGGCCGCTTCGAGATTGTCCGCGTCGGGCGCATCGCGGGGCCGGTATGGGAATACGATATCAACAGCGCCTATCCGGCGGCGATGCTCAAGCTGCCGTGCCCGCACCATACCGAATGGCGGCCGTTCGCGGGCGCTCCGAACAGTGACGGGATTGGGCGCTGGCTTCGTGCGGCGCACGGCAATGTTTCACGTGAAACATTTGTCGCCAATGTGAGCTTCGATCACTCCAACCCCGGCCCGCTCTACGGCTTTCCGGTGCGCCAGAAAGGCCGCCTGTTCTGGCCGCAGCAGGGGCGCGGCACCTATTGGGCGCCCGAGATTGAGGCTGCCGTTGCAGCCGGCGCCCGGATTACCGAATGGCACGGCGCCTGGAAAGCATATCAGATGTGCGCATGCCGGCCGTTCGATTGGCTGCCGGCCGTCTACGATTACCGGAAGTCGCTCGGTGGTTCGACGCGCGGCTATCCGATCAAGCTCGGGATCAATGGCCTATATGGCAAGCTGGCGCAGCGCCAGGGCGCCGCGCCGTGGCGCGACCATATCGCAGCCGGGCTGATAACCGCTTATGTCAGGGCCGCGCTGATCCGCGCTTATGCGGCGGACCCCGAAGCCGTCGTGATGATCGCGACCGACAGTCTGTTCGCGCTTCGGCCTCTCCACGAAAACGCACCGGAGGCGTTGCGTTTAGGGGGAACATTGGGCGAATGGGAAATGACCGAGCGGCCGAGCGGGCTCTTTATCGTGCAGCCGGGGATTTATTGGTCCCCGGGCTCTGAAACCCTGCCCAAAACCCGCGGCATTCCGCGGTCGAAGATCATCGAACGGCGCGGCGAATTTGAGGCGGTCTGGCAAAGTTGGTGCGACGATCCACATAGTTTCACCCCCCCCCACGTATCAGTGCCACTGACCAATTTCATCGGGCATCGCCTCGCGCTCGCTCGCGGCAAGCCAGAGCTCGCCGGATCATGGGTGCCTGCGCCAAAAACGATAAGTTTCGATTGGGCTGGCAAGCGTAGCGACGACGCCGTGCTCTGCGACAGCGCCCTCCTGACCGCACCCAAGCCCGGCTTCTATGTATCGGAGCCCTACGACCCGGCGGCGCTCACCGACCTTGCCGAGCAATTGCTTGAGCTCGAGGCGCAACCGGACTATGAACCGCTCGGCAACTCGGGAGAGTAGCTATGTTGACCTTAAAAGTGTTTTACGTGCCTGAGAAAGAGGACGGGCCGCGAGCGGCGACTCAGGTCAGCGCTTTGCCTGAGCCATCAGGATGGTATTGGCAGGAGCCGGGACAAATCGCTCATGGTCCCTACTCCACGCCCATCGAGGCCGCTCGATACGCTCGCGAGGAAATCATTAAGAGGGCGACAAACTGATGCCAGCCTCCCTGCAATTCGGCGTCGGCCCATCATTCCGCGGCGGGCTCACCCCGCGTCCGGTATCGTGGCGGGCGCTGCCGAGCGAAGGCGACCGCTCCATCAGCGCAAACATCGCCTGGGGTGTTGATGACATCAATCCCAGCGGCGCGCCTACCGGCGTTCTCAACGTCGATTGCTCCCATATCGCGACACAGGAGTTCTCCCAGATCGCCGCGCTCTACGTCGATAACCTGACATCGGGCGCCGACGTGGATTTCATCTTTCAGGATACGCAATTCCGCCTGACCGTGCCGGCTGGCAGCCAGGGCTTGTATCCGGTCATTTCGACAACGAGGAACTTCACGGTTCTATCGCCGCAGGCATTGGCCGGCGACGCGACATTTCTGCAAATCCTGAACAGCCTGCCGCCGCCGGTTGCAATCGAAAAATCGGTGTTTATGAGTACCGCGACGGTTCAAGCCGTGCCGATTACCGCCGACTCAATGACAATCATTCTCGGCATCAATGTCATCGGGACGATGACGGCGCTTCAGGTATCAATTGCCGGTGCCCAGGGCGGGGCGGCGGCGGGAACCGTGCAAATTGAGCTCGTAGACGGCGACGGGGCGATCCTCGGTATTGCGACGATCGGCTTTCTCAACGCCACTACGTTCATTCCGTTCGCGGTGATCCTCGACCTCGACAGCATCAACGTCCGCTTCGAGGGGCCGGTCAATATGATTATCACCCACACCGGAACCTTGCCGGCATCGGGAACCGCCGACGTACAATTCCTTTATAGGACACCATGATGGAAGAACTGAAGGAATGCGAGGCATCTCTTCGTGATGGCGAATGTATCCATCGCTTGTGTCCCAATAAGGGGATACGAGATATTCCGCAGTCTTGTCCTCTCCCCTGGACTAGAATGGATCAAGCCTTGGAGGACGAAGCATAATGCGCGGATTTGTTACGCGACACACTTCAACCGGGCCTCTCGGAACGTCATCGGGGCAAAAGGTTGCCGCCGCCCCCCAATCGGGCGCGGCGATGCTGCTGAAATCGATGCTCGGTATCGACCCGGCGGAAATCATGCAGGCCGCCGAGGGTATCAAGGAAGCTGTGTTGAGCTTCAACAACAGGCTTGGGCTGATCGAAAACAAGATCAACCATATCGACGTGAAGGTTAGGGCGCTTGAAGTCGCGATGCTCGGATTGCGGCGGGAAACGGGAGCAATCTATGATATCGTTCGCGCCCCCGGAAAACGTACCGGACTCGCTGGAGGAAACGGCGCTGAGACTCCGCATCCTGGAAATTCGGGTGTGGTTGATGGAGGAACAGGATGAGCGACCTCCCGTCCGGCGCCGGCCCCGCGATCGAAGCGGCCGGGGATGCCGTAACCGCTGCGGAGGAGACAACCGCTGTCGCAGAGGCGAGTGCAGGGGCGGCGGCCGCTGAAGCCGTCGCGGCGGCAGAGGCGGCAGCAGAGGCGGAACGCGCGGCGGCCGCCGCCGTCGAAACGGCCGCGATAAGCACAGCCGTTGCCGAGGGCGAGGCCGCGCTGGCGACGCAGGAAGCGGCACAGGATGTTGCATTGACGCGCATGGAGATGGCGGCATGGCACGAGGAACAGCAGAGTCGACTGGCGGCACTCGAAACGGGCCAGATGGGACTGGCGACATCCCTGTTGTCGATCCTGGAACGCTTGCCGGCGCCGACGCCGAGCCCGGACCCGGAGCCGAGCCCGTCGCCACAAAGCGACGCGGGCGGCCTCCCGGCCGGCCCGGCGGCTCCGCCTACGCAAGAGCAAAGCAGCGCACCGCCTCGACGCCGCTGGATCTGAACGGCATTGAAGGGCTGTTGCTGGCGATCCATCTGACCCTGGCGGCGGTCGCGGCAACCCCCGAGCTCGCGCTGTCGCAGGATGAGGCCCGCGCGATCGCTGCGGCCGCCTCGAATGTCAGCCGCCACTACGACATGCGGACCTCACAAAAAGTTATGGACTGGGGCATGCTCGGCGTCACGGTAGCAGGCGTGTACGGGCCGCGCGTCGCGATCATGGTCAACAAGCGCCGCGCCGCCGAACAGCGCCAGCCGCCGGCCGGAAACGGTGCGGCGATGCCGGCCGCGACAGGCGAAACCGCCTGGGCGGCCGATCCGTTTGCAGGAACTGCCTAGCGACTCATGGCCGATTTTCACTGGCCGAACCATACTCAACGGGTAACGATCGTTGGCCGCAATGGCAGCGGCAAATCAATGTTCGGCGCATGGCTGTTGTCTGAATGTGCAGATTTCGATAAGCGGCCGTGGATCGTCATCGATTACAAGTATGAGACGCTGTTTCGCGATCCGCGCGTCAAGCATCTATTCCATGAGATAAAGCCAAGCTCGCGCATCCCTCGCCGCGCCGGGCTTTATATTGTGCATCCTCGGCCGGACGAAGGCGAGGAAATGGAGCAATTCTTATGGCGCATTTGGGAGAGGGGGCGGACGGGAATAGTCGTTGACGAGGGATATATGCTGCCGGATCACTCGGCATTTCAGGCATTGCTTACTCAAGGACGCTCGAAGCATATACCTATGTATATTCTGTCGCAGCGCCCCGTCGAGATGAACCGTTTTGTGTTTTCGGAGGCGAATTTCTTTTCGCTGTTCAATCTCAACGATCGCCGCGATTGGGAAACCGTTGAGCGCTTCACCAACAACATCGACGGAAAGTTGCGCTTGCCGCCATACCATTCATGGTGGTATGACACGGCGCAGGATGCCACATTTAGGATGGCGCCGGTGCCGCACAGCGATTCGATCCTCCACAAGATCGCTGTGCGAGCGCCGCGCCCGTTCTGGTCTTGAGGGGCCTGATGGATCGGACGTTCATAAGCTGGAATATCGAGAACTGGATCACGGTTCTCCTTATGGCCGGGCTTGGCTATCTCGTGTTCGCCCTGTTCGTACAATTCATCGTGCCCAAGCTGCCGGCCGCGCCGTCGCTCGGCGGGGGAGGGTAGCGCCGTGCGCGTCATCAATACCGAGCTCGCCGGCAACCCGTTCAATTGGGTGATCGTCTGGCTGATGCTCGCGTTCGGCCTTGTAGCGATTGCCGTCATCCGGCCGATTACCCTTACCAGTCACGTCAATTCGGGGGCATGAGAGAATGGCGCAGTCAACGCAGATGACGCCGGCTCAGCAGGCCGCGAACGTGCAGGCGCAGAACCTCGCGATCCGCAACGCGATCATCCGCGGCGGGTTTGGGCAACCACCCGCGGTCAATATGTGGCAGGCGCTCAACCCCCCGGTTCCCGCCAACGCCGGGCCGGGCACGGTGCTGACGATACAGCTTCGCAATGTCGGGCTGGTCAAGCGGCTGCTTGTTCACATGACGGTGCGGATCACCGGCGCTGTCGGCTTTGCCAGCAACCTGACTCCGCTTGGGCTCGCCAACCTCGTCAGCAATTTTACTTTCACGGACCTTGCTAACAATCAGCGGATCAATACCGCCGGCTGGCATCTGGTCTTGCTGTCAAGCGTCAAGCGACGCCGGGTGTGGGGTTCGGCCGCCGTCACGGATACGCCGTTTGGCTACGGTAGCAATTTCACAACGAACCGGGCGCCGGCCGTCATTGCCGCGTCGCCGGCCTTCATGGACCTCGACGTGTATTACGAGGTTCCGTTCGCCTACAACGACCATGATTTGACCGGATGCATCTTTGCCGACGTTACGCAGGCGACGATGCAGCTACAAATCACGATCAACAACGGCGCATTGGTTGCGATCACCGACGATCCGACGCTGGCCGTCTACCAATCGGCCGGCGCGGCGCTGCCGACAATGTCGCTGGTGACATGCCAGATTTACCAGAACTATCTCGACCAGCTGCCGGTCGATATGCGTTCCGGGGTGCCCTACCTGCCGGCGCTGGACCTCGGCACGGCTTACATGCTGAACAACACTACCTCGCCGCAGCTTATCGCGAACCAGGACAACGCGATCCCGTTCGTCAATGCGCGCAAGTTCCAATCGGTGTCGTTTATCTACGACAACAACGGCGCGCTCAACCCGGGAACCGACATCAACTCGATTGCAATCACGTCGGCGAACTTCACGAACATCACGAAGCTTGACCCGAAAACGCAATCGCTGATGACGCGCATCGCGCTCGGCGACGATCTTCCGCTCGGCACGTACAATCTCGATTTTCGCGATCGGCCGATCGACACGAACCAATACGGCAACATGCAGCTGATCGTCAATCCGTCTGTCGCCGGCGTCGTCGCGGTGCTGCTGCTGGGATGGGAGGCGTTCGGCATCATCGGGTTGGTCAACCAGGGCGGCGCAATCCCGAGCGGTTGATGATGATAAAATTGAAATGCTGCATCTGTTACAAGACCCTCGCCGATGGCGTGTCGTTTCATCGCGTCAATGCGATAGGTGTGTCCGGCATATGGGTTTGTACTAAGCATCATTCTCAAACAGATGCGCCGCCGATTCATCCGGTCGTTTTACTATTAGAGGGTAAGACGGGATGACAATCTCAGACCTCGTTCGGTCCGAAGTCGAAGCCCCACTTACGGTACCGATGGATTTGTTGCACCTTGGGCTTCTGATCGGCCTCGTTATGGTTCTCGCGGTGTTGTGGCATCGCGTTCTCGTGCATCTTCATGTGGAGTGACGCAAAATGAACATGATGCCGCAGCATTGGGTGCTGATCGCCGTCGTGCTTGTCATCGGCTATGTGCTCGGCCGCAAGTTCCCGCAATTGGGCATGGGATACGTGTGATCGACGTGAAGCAATCCACAATCATCGTCGGCGCACTCGTCATCATGTTTATCGTGTTCGTCACGATTCAGGGCACCTTGGCGCAATACCTCGGAGTGTTTGGGGTTTGACGCCATGCCGCTGTTGCTCGCCATCGTCGGGGCCGCGCTAATCGTCAGCGCGCTTCGTAACGAACAGGCGACCTTGGGGGCATTGCTCGCGAGCGACATTCCAGCCTTCCTGCCATGGGCCGCCGCGATCCTCGTCATCGGCGCGATCGGCTATGTGCCTGAGCTCAGAAAGCCAAGCCATGCCCTGCTTGCGCTGGTTATTATCGTGATCCTGCTGAAGCGGGGAAAGGGTTTCTTTGCTCAGTTCCAACAGGCCTTGCAAAACCCCGTCGCCGCGACGGCTGCGCCGCTGCCGACCCTCAAGGGGCCGCTGCCGATCACAATACAGGGCGGCGGATCGTCGGGCGCGCTCGGCGGGTTGCTCGGCAGCGCGGGAAGCGCCGTGACCGGCGGGGCAAGCTCTGCTATAACGAGCGGAACCGGAGGACTTTACTGATGGGCGAAGCTGTCGAAACAGTCGCAACGATCGCGGCGGCCGTTATCGGTCTGGCGATTGTTGCCGTGCTGGTCTCGCAACAGGCACAGACGAGCTCGGTTATTCAATCGAGCTCATCGGGCTTTGCCTCGATAATCCAAGCCGCTGTCGCGCCGGTGTCGTCGTCAAACAGCATGTTCGGAGGGATCACCGGCGCATGAACCAGTTTACCGAAGCCATCGTGACGATCGCGATGGGGATCATCGCCGTGGCGATCGTCTCCGTGCTTGTCAGCCGCAACGCGCAAACCCCACAAGTGATCCAAGCGGCCGCGTCCGGTTTCGGCAACTCGCTGGCCGTCGCCGAGGCGCCCGTCACTGGTGCCAACACGCCGATTGATCTTTCGTACCCGGCTCCGGCGGGCGGGTTTGGCGGCGGTTTTGCGCCGCATTACCAGATGCCGAGTTTCGGATGATGGGCAACATCCAAATTTCCTTCTCAGGATCCTCGCGAAAGGATTTTTTGACATGCCGCTGACCGCAAGCGACGTTGTCGCATGGTTCCGCGGTACGGGTGCACCCGCGCAACGGGGGCAGCCCCTCGCCCTGGCGCCCTATCAGGCGACGGGGCCGGGTGCGGCTGGACAAGGGCCGGTTGACGCCGGACGGACGCAGGGGGGCACGGCAGCGCCGGTACGGCGCACGATGCCGCGCCAATGGTTTGGTAGCCATGCCGCCGCGCAGCGCGGCGAGCCGGCGCCGATGGCGGCGGCGGACCATCGGCCGCTCGAGAACGTTGAGCATCGCGTTCCCTATGGGCTGCCGGAATACACTTTCACGAGGCGCTACGATCGGGGCAGCGCGGCCTATGCCTTCGACAGCGGACGCACGACCAGCAACCCGATCGGCGCCGGCGTGGTGTTCCTCAACAAGCTGCCGATCTTCTCGCCGCTGATCGGCACCGTAATTCCCGGCCAAGGGATTTTCTGGAACTCGCAAATCATCAACCCCGGCCAAGCGGGGCCGGAGCTCGGGCCGCTGTACAGCCCGCAAATCCTGAAGCAATTGCTCGGGCCGACGCTCAGCCAAGCGGTGGCGACGCAAAACCCGCCGTCGTCGCTCGGAACTTGACGCATGGAAAAGCTGTGGACCTTGGCGAAAGAGCATCCCTACATTTCGGGGATCACGGTTTTTCTTGTCGGGATTTTCATCCTCTACGAACTCGGCTGGTTCGGATCGTCGGCGGCACCGCAATCGGCCGACTCGACGCTGACCTCGTACTATCAAGCTGAGGCAGCAGCGCAGCAGAGCGGCAACGCGCTGGCAATCGCCCAGGACAACAACGCGGCGGCCGTCAACCTCGCGCAAGTCTCGGCCGGTGTGCAAAACGCGGCAATCGCGGCCAACCAGACGATTCAGTTGGGCGGGCAGGGTACGGCCGCCGATATCAACAACCAGAATGTCACCGGCGCGACCGGCATCGCCGGGATACAGGCGGGCGCGGCGCAGGGCATTGCACAGACCAATGTTTCGGGAGCCGAGACGATCGCCGGAACGCAGGTCGGCGGTGCGCTCGGTATCGCCAACACCAACGCGGCGGCGGCCGAGGCGATCAACGGCAACAACGTGCAAGGGCAAGTACAGATTGCCGGGCTCAGCGCCAACACGGCCGGCACCGACGCGGCGATCGCCGCGGGAGCGCGCAGCTATATCGCCGGGCTTGCCGCCGGCTTCAACCCGACCCTGGCGCTGCAAGGTGGGTACGGTAGCAACATCTTCAACCGCTTTGCCGTGTCCTACGCGCCGGTTTCGGCGACCAACGTGCCCGGCAACACCGGCGCTGGCTTCAATGTACCCGGCGCCGTGCAATTGATCCCGGTCGCGGCATAAGATGGCGACAGCAATCCGATTCGACCAGAACGGCCAGCTTGTTCAAACCCCGACGCTTGTCGGGTATCAGCTTCCATCTCCGGGGCTTAGTGAATTTGGCCCCGGATCGCCATTGCAAGGCACGACGTTCGGAGCTCCGCGGGCGCTACCCACGTCGTTTGACCCTTACGCGACAACGCCAGCCGCGAGCGGACTGCTCAGCGGACTTTCCGGCAGCCCAACTGCCGGTTTTACAACAGCGCAGCCTGTCGTTGACATGGGCGGAATGCAGCAAACCCTGACGCAAGACCCGCTCGGCACGCCGTTATCCGGTACCGGAAGCGCAACCGCTTCGGCCGCGCCCTATATCGGGCAGTCCGGCTTTGACGATCCGAACCAGTTTTTTGGCCCGGTAGGCTCAAGTTCCGGCAGTGGCGCCGGCAATGTCGGCACCGGCAGCGGTGTTGCCGACCTCGCGCCGCCAACCGGAACCGACGCCAACAACCCGTTGCTCGGCACTCTCGACCCCGGCGCAACCAACCAGCCATCGGGAAACCTGATAGATCCGATCCCGAGCATTGGCTTTCCGGGTGTCACGGGGCTTTTGCCGGATGCTCTTACTGGCGGAACAACCGGCACGACCGGAACGTCATCCGATTGGTGGACTACGTTCACGACCCTGGCGGCCAATTTCTTCACCCGCGGGATCATCGTCGTGCTTGGGGTGATCCTTCTCGGCGCGGCGGCCTGGGCGATGGCGAGCGGCGAGATCTCAGCACCGAAGATCGTACGAAAGTTTGCATGATGCTGCGCGATGACGACTGGTGTTTTTTGTTTTTGCTGGCGCTCGGCATGATCGCCGGGGCGATCCTCGTGCTTGCCGAGACGATAGCCGAGCGGCCGATGCCGGTATATGTTTTGCGGGAGCGCGAGAGGGCGCCACAGCAGCCCGTGGAGACGGGGGAAGGGAAAGAGCATGTCTGACAGCAGTACGGCGGCCGATGCTGCCAGGACGGCGGCGCTCGCAGCGAAAGAGGCGCTTGAGCGGCTTGCTGCACCGGCTCCCGAGAAAGAGCTCCTACCGACAGCCGTGCATGCAGGTACGCCGACGGTTGAGGATCACGCTCGCTCTATTGCCCCGTCAATCGAGCCCGAGCGCACCGACCTCGAGTCGCGAGTTGCCGCGCTTGAGCGGCACATGCCGATGCTCGAGCGGCTGGCACGGCAACTCGGCATGACCGGCGACACGCCGGGATGAGCCGGGTTTTCTGGCTCTGGCCCGCGATCGGAGCCGCAGCGGCGCTCGCGCTCACGCTGACCATTACCGAGCTCGGCCGTAGCCAGCCGATTCAGGGCGGCGGCGGACCCGGCAGCGGCGGCAATCCTGGCGCCAACCCGATCAACACACCGTTGACGGACTTGCTCGGCGGCAGGCGCAATCTACCGTTTCCGCCCGACACCCCGCCGGCTTGGCGCGTCTATCCCGAGTATTCGCAAATCACCGTCAACCCACCGACTGCAATTACCGGGCAGGTCGGCGATCCGTTTCGCATTTTGAACGTCGGCACCGGAACGATTACCAGCGTCGATTTTCAGGGCGACAACATCGTCGATACGCCGGTACTGTCAGGTCCGTTCTTGCTCGGAACCGCGCACCTTGTCGCGTCGCCAAAAACGCAAACCGCCAACACCGTGCTTGCTGGACCACTTTCGGGTCCGCCGGCTTTCCCGAGCTTCCGGCCGTTATCATTCTCTGATTTGCCGAGCCTGCCTTGTTCGAGCGCCCTTGCCGGTCTGGTGCCCCCGACCGGCGGCGGCACAACCAATTGGCTGCGTGCCGACTGTACGTTTGCGCCGATCCCCGCGGGGCCGGGCGGCACAGTAACGAGCGTCGCCTTTGTCGGCGACGGTGTAGTTGACAGCGCGACGCCGTCAACGGCCGTAACAAGCGCCGGAAATGTGACCGCAACGATCCTCACGCAAGCGGCTCATACCGCGCTATTGGGGCCGGCTTCAGGCGGCCCCGCGGCGCCGAGTTTCCGGTTGCTGCAAGCATCCGATCTCCCACCGTTGGTGACGAGCGTTACCGACGACGGCAGAAATACGCTGACTGTTTCGCCCAACGTCGGGTCCGTGCTTGAAGGGATCAATCTCAGCAACCCGAACCAATGGCTTGCCGGACAGGCGACGGCTCCGTTCGCATTGACCGATGCCTCGCCGATCGTCGTTGTTGCTACAAATTCCGATAACTACACAGTCACCCTGAACCATGCGACAGGCACGCGCCAACTACAAAACCCTTCCGCCATGTTTGCCGGACAGACGATGAATTTTTGGGTATTGCAGGATGGCACCGGCGGGGCGGCGCTGACATTCGGCACGAATTACCATTGGACCGGAGGCACCGCGCCAACGATCACGACGGCGGCAAACGCACAGGATTTGATTACGTGTGTCAGCAAGACGACAACGTATCTCGGTTGTGCTGTGGTCCCCAATGTACAATAAATTTCGCTCTTTCCTATTTGGATTGCTGGCAACGCTTGTTGCCGTATCCGCCGATGCCGCGGTGCCGACGATCGATGCTTCCGGATTTGGTGGCGCCGTCGCTCATAGTACACCTTCAACAGTATCCTACACACAAACATCGCCCAATGATATATTGGTTCTGATTGTATTTGGAGTGCGGGCCAGTCTTACACCAACTTCAATTAACAGCGTAACCACACCGGGGTTGACTTGGCACAATCGTTGCGGCCTCGTTCCGTGTCATCAGGATCTACTGCTGAATTGCGGTGGAGGCTTGTCATGTGGCGCCGACACTGAAGAATGGTGGACATTTTCGCCCGTTGCGACGCCTATAACGGCCACAATAACTTATGCGGCCGCATTCAGCAGTGGCGTTGCGATGATTTTTGGTGTGAACGGGGCCGGTTCGTTTACATCTCCCTTCGATCCAAACATAACCCTGCCGGCCATTGCATCAAACACCACCGGAGTAAACTCGGGCGTCAAAATTGTTTCTGGATTTTCCACTACAGTCCCGAATGCTTTGCAATTCGATTGGTACGGCATCTCATTCCCATTGGCAGGTAATCCGGGGCCATGCGTACCTTGGGGTGCTCCGGGATTTTCCACCTACGGGGCGGACGGCACCGACCCAAAAGCGTATCTTCCCGGGATTTTCCGGAATGCAAGTGTGGTTTCCACATTGGAAACGATCCTAGGTTACGATGTAGGAAGCTGTACCAACAAGGCTGCTCAGAATTGGGTTATCCTCGCCGACTCCATTCCGGGGACAGCGTTGCCGCCTTCGGGAAATACGATGATAAGGCTTGTGCCGTGGTGAAGGGATTTCAACAAATGATCCGCCGATTGCTGCTGTGTGCGCTGCTGATGCTTGCCGCTCCCGTATGGGCGCAGGGTATCACCGGAACCAACAAGCCGACCGATGTAAAGCACTTTGTGCAGTACGTCACGATTTCGCTATCGAGCGCACAGCTGCAAACGATAAGCTCGGTTCCGGTACTTGTTCTCAAGGCGCCCGGCGCCGGCAAAGCCATCTATGTCCTTCAGGCATGGATGGAATATGTATTCAACACGGTCGGTTTCGGCGCCAACGGCAGGGCGACGCTGATCTATGGGCCAACCTATGCGACAACATCCGATCTATTCTTTCCCGCCCCGGCCGGCGCGGCGCAAACGCCGCTTTCGTTCGCCAGCGGGTTCTCGACGGTTTCGCTGTCGTCGTCGGCACTCTATCAGACCTTCGCCAATTCGGCCGTGCTCAATCAGCCGCTCTATGTTACAAACAATCTAGGCAACCCGGCGGCGGGAAACGGCACTGCGACCTTGACCGTCGCCTACGTCGTTGAATGCACGGCGCCGGTCGCCCCTGGCACGTTCACCACACCCGCGGCCTGCATTCCCGTGGGGGCATTCCACTAGGAGGCTTTGCATCATGTTTGCAGCCATCATCGGTCCGCTGTTGAAATTTGGGCCGGAACTGCTCGGCGACGCCGAGACCGTGTTCCGCGATATCGCGCATGGCGAGGGCGGGCGCGACAAGATCGCGACCGTTCTGGCCTCGCTCGGACATCTGGTTGAGCATGCGGCAGCGGCTGCGCTCAGCCTGCCGGCGGCGGCACCGAAACCGCCGGGCGCAACGGGAGCGACGGGGGCGACGGGGACGATCGGATGATTGGGCGCTTCGGCTGGAAAGCACTCCGGTCGCCGGCGCCGCCGGAACCCTTTACGCCAGTCACTCTTACCCGATCGGTTCTCGGCCGGCGTCCAGGAACCAAGGCGCGCGAGGCGACGCGGCGTGCCTATGCGACCGGCAAGATCGCTCCGAAGCCGTCACAGGCGGCTATACAGCGCGGCAACGCGTTCCTGGCTCCGAAGGGAGGAGACGATGGCTGAATCGCTCCGCATCCCTGTCCGTGAGCCCCGCAAGCCCAAAATTCCGCGGCTGGCTGTGCATGACATAATCGCGCTGGCGCTCGCGCGTCATCCGGCCGTATCGCCCGAAATCGAGCACGATGCCGCGTTCTGGGATGGCGTCGCGTGAGCGATCCGCCGGCCGCAGCCGACCCGACCGAAGATCAGATTATCGCCGCGTTTCTCGACGCGCTGGCGGTTGGCGAATCGGCGGACGTCGACGGGGAGCCGATCTACAACGAGCTCTATGGCGGCGCTCATTTCAGCGATTACAGCCAGTTTCCCGACTGGCCCGGCGTCCGCACGAAAAGCGGCAGCATGACGCACGCGGCCGGCCGCTACCAGTTCGAGCCGTCAACTTGGCGCGACGAACAGACGCGCATGAGACTGCCGGATTTCAGCCCCGACAGTCAGGACGCCGGAGCCTGGGATTTGGCGGAAACCGTCTACAAGCGCATGACTTCGGGCGGCTCGCTGCTCGACGACTTGACCGCGGGGATCACAGTCAAGGTTGCGCCGGCTTTGCGCCGGACTTGGACCTCGCTCGGGGATAGCTTCTCCGGGCGTTACCGCGTCGCGCTGGTTGACGTAATGCGGGAGGATGGACAGACGGAGGCCGATGCTCAAATCGAACCTCGGACGGCTCCTGTGGCGATGGTGGTCGCGCCGCAGCCGGGCGGGCTGGTGCCGGGCGCGTCGTCGGGTGTCAGCCCGGCGCCGGCACCAGCGATCGCCGCGATCGGCACGGCCGAGAAGATCGCAGACACGATCGGCGTCCTCTCGGGAGTGCTCAAGTTCGTGGCGGCGCGGCTGTGACGCCGACGCATCTGCTGAGCGATGTTGGCCGGCTCTACCTCAAGATCGGTACCGCTGTCCGGCACTTGACCGGCGTGTGGCCCGAGGTGGAAGACCGGCCGGAGCCTCACCATATAGACCGGGCAACTCGGATCGTGCTCGCGCGGCCGGAGCTCTACATTTCTACATTAGGCAGAGAGGTAATTATCATGGCGAACATCCCGCTTGCGTCAAACGCCGTCTACAAGTACCGCATCCTGACCTTGGCCGACGATGGCACCCCGGAGCCCGCGCCCGCGGCCGATGTATTCTCCGTCACGTCGGGCGACTCGACCAAGCTCGGCGTCGCGATCGGCGCGATGATGGACGGCTCACCGGCCGTCGTGTTCACCCCGCTCGTGCGCGATGCGCTCGGCATCACCTTTGAGGTATCCGACTCGGCCGGGCTCAAGGTCGACGATGGCGCCGTCGATATCTCCACCGCGCCGGTGCCGGCGACGATGATTGGACTTGACCTCGCGTCACCCGAAACCACGTCACAGCCGCTGCCGGCGACTTGAAAACCCGCGGGCCAGGGCTTCTCTTAGTCCTGTGCGGAGCGACAGCGCTGGCAGGGTGTGCCCTGCCGCCGCTGGCCGCGGGGATGCTCGGCGCTACAGCCACAACCGTCGTCACCATGCCGGCCGTGTGGGCGTTCGCTGATGATGTATTAAAGGCGATCGGGCCGGTTTGTAGATAGGCTTGCCGTGGATATCGTGCAGCACCTTGAGACTGTGATACAACTTGGTATCAACATCGCGTTTGTTGTTGGTATGGTTGCGAGCCATATCAAGTTGCACCGCAAGCTCACAGTTGTTGAAACCGTCGCAGCAAAGACCGACGCCAAGATTGAGGTTGTACAAACACAAACCAACGGCATAAGCCATCGCCTCGAAACCCTCGCATTCCAGGCTGGTGCCCTCGCCGAAAGCGACAGAGCGGCCGGTATCAACCCGGCAAGTAGACCCGGAGAATGACTTGCCCGTTTTACTTGCTGACAGCGTGCCTAATACATTCCAAGTAATCCCCAAGTAATCACCCATTACTCACACCCCGCCAGCAAAGCGCAAGTAAAGAAAAATAAGGGCAGACTTCATTCGCAGGCCCCAAGCATAGCCGGCAACAATAACCGGCCTCGAATACTGCGAATACTGGCGTCGAATACCTACGTCGAGAATCATCCGCAAGTAACTGGAATTCTATTGTTGGCGTCTTCTGGGG